CCGGCGTGGCAGCCCCATACATTTGTCCATTTGCTCCCCGGAATTGCGTAGGGATGCCATCTTCCATGTACTGAGGAAGCCCCGTCATGTCAGCCGTAAGACCTTGACCCCCACCCATGCGCGTAAGATTGGGGGCGCTCGGCATTTGCAAGCCTGGACCACCAGACACACCTTTTGGAATAACGCTGTAATCAGCTTCTCCATACATGTTGAATGAATCAGCTGGCTTAAAGGCGTTAGCCTGCAAACCAAAATCAGGCTTCATGCCGCTTGACAAACCGTAGTCGGCGCCCAATGAAGAGTCCGTAACTGACGTGAGTGACGGCATCTCAACTTGAGAAATAGGCGTGTTCAGTGACTGAAGCGGACTTGTTGTGGCGGTTGGCGCTGTGGTCGGAGCTGCTCCAGGAGCGGTACCCGCTTGCGGCGGAAGTTCCGTAGACTGGATGTTGGCATTTGGAACGGGCGAAGCTTGGCCGGCGCTTGTTCCAAAATTGTCATTTTGGGCAAGGAACTGATCAAGTGAGGTGTCAAGGGACGGCGTAAGGTTAGTGCCTCCTGGCAAAGCATACTGGTCAAATGAACCAGGCAATTGATAAGCGGCGCTGCCTTCCAGTTGAGGACCCATGCTTAAGTCAGCTCCTGGCGAACCCTCTGCTCCGGCTCCAGGAAAAAACTCGGCGCTTGCGTACGACCCAATGCCCGCGGCCAAGCCGCCTTTAATTGCCTCGTCAAAGCTTTCACCCTGGACAAGGCCGGCCGCTGCGTTTGCCGCCCCAGCTGCAATACCTGTTCCAACAGCCGCTGATGTTCCAAACATACCTGCTGCTGCCGGGCCCAAGAAAGTTGCTGCTCCAATTGTCGCAAGGGCAGTCAGAGGATCATCCAGAATGGGCTGAATGACGTACTGGTCAACGGCCTTTCCAACATCTTGAACGACGTCAACTACCGTGTCAACCACGTCTCCAACGGCTTCAACTATGCCGCCAACAACGTCGCTAACAACTTCTACTGCTGCTGACATTATCTGACTCCTTCGCGTTTGGTTCCAAGCTGCAAAGCAACTTGATATTGGCCGTCGGCTAACTTAGAAACGTTGTAGCCCATGCCGGGATTAGGAGGATTTTTCATGACCTGCCTAAAGATATTCAAAAGACTTTGATTGCTGAATTGAGTAACCAGCGTGTCAAAGCCGGACTTGTAGGCGTCAACCGGGAAAGCGTAAGCCGAGGCAAGAAAATTACTGGGCGTGTCCGCATTCAGTGCTCTAAACATGCCTTTGCGAGGATTTTTAGGCGATGAGTGCACGATGTAGACAGTGTTGCCGTATCGATAAAATTTGCTGCCTGGCATCTGTATTTCTTTGACAAAAGAAGCGTACAGGAATTCCAGGGGGTACTTAGAGTTTGTTTCCTCGGCGGCAACCTTGAGTAGATCGCCAAGGTCAAGCATTTGTTGTCTGCTGTCTACGAGCGGCATGATTAGATCCCCGTGTTGTGTAATTCGGTCTTGACGCCGTAAGTTTTCAAGATTTTAATTTGTTCTGAGGAAACTTGGCCAAATTTAACAGCCCCCCTCATACCAGCAATCCTTCGGCTTCCGCGTAGTCATTCGGCTGTCTACGACCCCATTCTTTGAGGAAGTTAAGGAGTTCTTGTGGCGTAGTCCCAAACATTTCCTTGCTCCTTTCTTCTTCAACGTCGTAAACCTCGCAGAGCTGCATAGAGCATATCAGCAGGTCTAGACTGTCCAAGTTAGTCTCATTGAGGTCCATGTTCAGATCATCAATAAGCACCAATTCATTGTTAAATGGTCGGGCTCTTTTGGCCACGGTGTTCAACAATCGTATAAATTCTTGGTTGGTCATCAGTTTACCACTCCAACAAAACGTTGTGCCCATTCGCGCCAGTCAGAAAAGGCAAAGGGAGTCGGAACGTTCTTTTGACTCAAGCCTGATATAACGCAGAACTGCAGAGCCCATTCCTGCCACTTGTCTTCGTTGTCTAGCCTTGAAAGCGCTCCATAGTTGGAAAGATCAAGAACGATGCAATCCGCCCAGTCGCGAAGGCTCATTATAGCAGGCTGCGTGATCACGTAGCGCCTCCAGCCACACCGCCAAGGATGTTTCCATCTGCCTCACCAATGTGCGCAATGACCTGGCCCATTTGGTAATTGCCGTTGATGGTGTTGGAGGTAAACTTAAACCGCAGTTCTCGGCGCTCTTCCTTAAACCAGACAACTTGGTCGTAAGGGGTGGTTGGCTGCTCAAAAATGGTGCGTTCAGGTCCAGGAACCTCCAGAGCTTTGGCGTTGGCTCGCCCAGTCAATTGCACGGTCATATCTCCAGACTGTACAAAATCAGGCTCAATGCACTCAACTCGAATCCATTTGCTCTTGGCATTACCAGGGGCCGCCAAGAAACTCATGTCGGCCGTCTCAAAGTAGGAAGGCACGGCGGTGATAAACTGACCGTCAATCTCGTCAACGCCTCGCTCGTGCTGCCAAACCAAAAAGCCTTCGTCTGGAGTTGTGATCCGCTGAACGCCACTTTCAGTAATGCGCAGATCTTCACTTTCCGTCACGCGATTATTAGGAACCGGGCTAGACGACTGAAGACCGCACAAAAATGGGGCAGCGTACAAAGGAGACCATTCGCCGGCTGAGCGCCCATTGTTGGGCAGCTGCGTGTCATACCATGTGTTTTCACGAACGTTGTAGATGATGGCGTGGGTGCACTCTGTGGCATCTCCCCGTGGGTAGCACCACCAGATCTCGCCGTAACGAGGAACCTTGTACGCCCAAACACGCTGGGCAGCCTCCCTGTTTAAGCCGTCGTAAAAGTAGTTTATGTTGAGATTGTTTGGAATTTCACGGACCACACCATTGAACATCAGCATCCTGTCTGTGCCAAGCCAGTAGTAAATGCCGTCGTATTCGATTACTGAGGCAGCAGACAGGATGCTGGATTCAGGGCTGATAGTGTCAAACTGAAAAACCTCTTGGCCGCCGACAAAAGATCCCCGGATAACAGCGTCAGCGCTCCAAAAAAGTCCAGATGGCGCGTTTCCAGGACCACCCCTTAAGGCAATGCCTCGGACAATTTTTTGACCGGCCACGCGAGCGCTTCCTGAACCCAGGCCTGTTAGATCTGTTGGGGCTCCGGCAACTGACCAGCCGATAACTCCGTCTGTCCCAAAGTACATCAAGTAGGGGTGCAAAGAGACTATGCCGCCAGTTACGTTAACGCCCGCCGGGAACGTTGTGATTTCTGTAAGACGATCCGTCCCCGTCATAGACCCAATGAAAAGCTGGCCTCCATCAGTGTTGCAAAGGCAATTTGCATTTGGGGCCACTTGCGCCACAAGCATGTTGGCGGCAGGAATAGACTGGCCATCATAAATAACGTCAAACTGCCATAGATTTTCGTCGCTGACGTTGTATGTAATTGGCGTCCTGTCTGTGGTCAGGCTGGAATTACCATTGGCGTTGATAGTAAAACGGGCAACAAGGCCAGCAGACCCCGAATGAAAGTACGTCAGCCCATTTTGAGTGAAGGTTTTAATCCCCCTACTGATTTCCGTCAAATACCTGTTGATGACGGCGTAGCCGCCTATTTTGCGTGGAAGACCGCGCTGCCAACGGACCCATTGTCCGTCGACGTAGTAGTCGCCCTCAAACCGGGTACCGTCCCTTTTAATGCCGGGCAAGGACTTAAGGATGACGGGGTTAGTTGCCATTAGAACGTTCCACCCTGGATTGGATTAAGGCCAAGGGCTGTTTGCGCGGCGATTTGAGAAGCAGCCGTAAAGACTGCAACGCCTGTAGCAGACCCGCCTAGATTAATCAGGGCAGCTCCTGCCGTTGTGGCCCCTGTGCCGCCGTCAGAAATAGAAATGGGAACAGCCACACCTCCCGTAGTTGCCGACACTACATTTGTGCCGTCGCAGTAGGTGATAACCCGGGCACTTTGAGGGATTGTTACGCCAGAAGCAAGCGATGTTTTTACGGTCAGTGTGTACGGCCCGGTTGTGCCGTTAGTCACCCAGTATTGCTGGACGGTTTGAGGCACAATGATGTTGCGATTACCAGTCAAGACGCCGGTAAAGTTGTAAGCAATCCTATTTAATTCGCTGCCGGATAGCGTGTAGTTACCTGAACCAGCAACGTCAATTGACGTGTAGTCAAACGCAAAAACAGGCGCTTGACCGTAGCCGATTGTGTAGAAATTGTTGCCATCAGTAAAGATGATGGCCGAGTCGCCCGGTTGAAAATTCAACGTTGAGGAGCCATTGATTGTCTGCGAACCAGGAGGATCAACAATCAAGGCGCCAACACCCTCATTTCGAAGCTGGATAAACCAATTGTCAGCAAGCGTACCAGCTGCGGCCATGGTAAATGTTCCGGCTCCTCCGTTCCAAATAAACGTTTTCGCCCTGTCAGTAACGCCCGCCGTGTAGTTGGTGTTGAAAAACGTGACGGGCATTGCCTGCGACAAAAATGAGCCAACCGCGATCAAACCGGTGCCGGCCAACGAAGCCGCATTTGCCGCCGAAACTGCCGCCCCAAACTGCAATGCAATCCAAGTGCCCCCCTCGGTTGTGTTGTCTGTCAAATAAATTTGCCAGACTTGCCCTGCGGCCGGGGCTGCTACCTGGGTGCCTGTAGCAGTTTGAATGATGAAGGTGTTGGCTCCAACATTGTTAAACAGGATAGCCTGGCCTGTCGACGCCTCCAAGGCACTTGGCAAAGTCAGGATCCAAGGGCCTGAAGTTGCTGTGACATCCATGATGCCGGCGATCAGGCTGCTGGAAGGAGCCGTCTCAAGCGCCCAGTCAAACGTAGTATTAGCCGTTAAGGAAACTTCGGCGTAGCTGATCTCCGCAGGAGAAATGTTGCTGCCGCCAAAGATGTTGGTGTAGGTTGTCATATTAGGCCTCGTTTCTTACTGCGCCGCGGTCCAAGATCTTGCTCATGTCTTCGCCTTGCAGTGCTTGCGCAGCTGATTGGTACATGGCCTGCCAGACAGGAATTCGCTCGTCGTTTTTTAGGAATGGAGTTGCTTCCAGCAAGGTTGCGTACAACAGCAAGTTGGGAGCGTACTGCGTCAGCCAGTTGGTCTGTGTGTTTTCATCCAACAGGACCGGCAGCTCGTAGTACAGGATCTCAACCGGATAGGCTTCGTCTGGCGTT